AAGAAATTATATAAGTCGAATATTTCTCTTTTTTGTTTTTCCGAACCTTTACTTCAGCAAAAACTTTAGCTGAATTTCCATCTCCTAAACAGAAATCCAACTTATATTGAATTGGCATTTTAAAGGGGGTAAGATGCCCCCCAAAATGATTTATAAAATGCAGGATAATATCTTGCTCATTAAGCAAGTCCTGACTTACTTCGTAAGTCGGTCGCATGTCTCACCTCTTTGCTAAAAGTAGTGTGGGGGGTTCACGGCCCAAGGCCCCCCATCCTTGGTAGCAGGCGCGGAGTGCCTTGCCGCTACTATCTGCTGGCCCAGCTAGGAACAGGACTTCCAGCTTGTGGTGCTGCTGCCTGTTGTGGCTGAGAATGCTGTTGTGCCGATGGTGTTGATTGCATGGGCGGTTGACCGGATGCAATAAAACCAATCTGATCTGGCGTCATAGCTACCATCAATTGATTTTGATCGCTATAGCCATTCGTGCCTTTCTTAATCCCAATCTTTGCGCAGATTTCCATAGCGTTTAAGTCAAACACACCAGAGATGTTTCTGCGCTGTTGCGCTTGTTCTGACGCATCACTAGGCGCAAGCCCGTTTGCGCTGTCAATAATGTTACGCAATGTCCGCATGCCAATCTCTTTGGCTACTGGCATTCCGCTGGTGCCTAGCTTGTCACCATCAACAAATATTTTAGACCAGAACTTGCGACGATCAAATTCACCGCCAACACAGGTAAATTCAATTTCCATCCACTTAGCATTAGAGCTTTGTGATTTTTTAAACCACTGCCCTGTGCCAAACTCAGGAAGTTCAATGTCGCCACCTTTGACAACAATAACTGCGCGAGATACTGCGCCGTTGGGAATTAAAGAAAATTCACGATTTTGTTGATCGTCAGGCTGTACTGAATTTAGATTAAGCATTAGTTGTTTCCTCGCTTTGCTGTGTTACAGGATTTACGAATTGTAATGTTTTCCCGTTTTGTGGCATTTGTGTACTCATTTTGGCAATCAGCTTGCCAAGGTGAGGTTCTTCTAAGGTATCAAGACGGCCAGAACGATCCTTTGCAGGATAGCCCCATTCATTCAACGGCTGACAGACAAAACCGCGATACGGCCCATGTTCACCTGTTAGTACAGCCATTGTAATTACTTCATCAACAATACCGGGCAATTCACGCCCTGTTTTGCTGCCCTCGATTTGTAGGCCATACTGCTTGCGACCGTAATCATCAGTTGTTTCGTCAAGAATGCCAACAAAGATCACGTTCTTTTCACGGATATGCTGCAAGTGTGTGAGCCATGCCATCATTTCACGACCGTGCAGACCATATGCTGCGCGAGTGTCTAGCTTGCCAGAGCGGTCAGACCGTGATTCTGGCTGTTGCTGACACCATGAGAAGCACAAGCGACCAGCCACGGTAATTGAGTCCACAAACAATGTATCGTACTTGTCGTTTGTAGTCTGAGAATCACCATGAACTGACGATACATAATCGTAATGAGCTTGGCTGTACGGCTGATCTTCTGCCAGAGATTGATTGGGACCGCCTAAGTAACAGGCCAAGTCACGGCACTCTTGCCACGACTGAGGACGCACAACGTCGATCTTGTGTCCCTCAATAGCTGCGTCACCAGCTTCTAAGTCCATAAACAGCGTAGTTGCACCGTCCAATGTCCTAGCCAGTGTGGTTTTACCCACACCGCTTTGACCGCACACCACAATCTTGTGGCCTTTCTTTTCAGCCATACGCTGATCTGCTGTAATGATTTGCAATGCCATTATTGATCCTCAATTTCTACTGTAAAACGACCGACTTCTGTAGTACGGGCAGTTTCTAATGTGGCTTTAATAGCGGGTGGCGCTGTGGTGTATTTGCGCTCTTCCACTGCATAGGTCAGCTTTGCATAGTGCTGTGCATTCTCAGGCGTCATGCTGTTGAATGTATCGCGCAATGCGTCTTGATCCCAAGTGACCTTCTTGCCGACATTGACTTTCATAGCGACATTGCCTTCGACAATGTGCGCAGTTCCAAAGTCTTTACCGCTGACACGCAGTGCGTCACGGGCCAATGGCAAGAATAAATCTGATAGCTGATCTTCGATGTCTTTGAGTTCGGCACGAATATCTGTCGTAATCGACTTCAATTCTTCGCGCCGCTCAAACAGTTCAATACTGTTCATAGCAACCTCCATACTTTTGCTGTCCCAAGACTTAGCATTAGTTAGTATAGACAGTCAACCATTTTTTTTAGTTAAATATATTTCTATGCCGAGGCATGCTTTCATAAGTTTCTTTTTTAGTTTAAACTCAGGGGTTTCCACGCCTTTTGCATCTTCAACAATACTGCACCAGAACCCGTCTTTGTTCTCGCGTTCGTATTGGAAGTCAGCAACGTAGGCGCAAATCTTTTCATCGTTTACTAACAGATTGAACCGAACCTGTAGCTCAAGGTTACGAACAGTGCCTGCCCGTTCCATTGCTTTAAGGTACATATACCGCTCTGACTCCCACTTGGAATCAAACTTGATGCCATCAATCAAAACCTTTTTATTGCCGTACTTGGGTCTTGACCCGAATCTTCTGGGATTATATGGTTTTGTCAGTGCCATGCTTGGGAAAAGGAACCTCTTATGCCGAATCCGAAAATATACAAGTCTGTCGGTTTAACGTCAGACGCATACGATAAATTAAAATACGTTGCGGAGCAAGAGGACCGCGCACTTGGAAGGCAACTTTCACGCATGATTGACATAGCTTACAGCCAGCTAGAAAACACAAGGCGTGGTTATCGCCCTGCTTCTAGTGGCATTGGTGCTGCTGAAGTTTCAGTAGATTAAAGCAGACCAGCATTTCCCAAACCGCCAAGTAAAGATGCCGCCACCGCAGGGTTTTGGGCGGCTCTTTCTCGTAGACTTATCTGCTGTGCGTTTCTTTGTATTTGTTCAATTGGTGATAGTTTTTTTGCAGGCCGAACATTTGTTTGGGTTGGACCCTGAAACAAATCTATATTTTGACCTAAAGAACTTGGCTGGACGTTTGGCAAAGGGTTTTTTTGTAGCTCTTGTTCTTGTAGCGCCTGCGGAATAACTCGTCTTGCGCCTTTGATACCTGCGCCAGTTACTTTAGCCCCCGTCATCCCGGCTCTTCCTGCGATACCAGCCATACGGTTAATATCAACGCCTTCTTTGATCGCTGCTTCATTTAGGAATGACGCTAATGCCTGAGTCCGACCAGCGGGATCGCCGCGTGTTGACTTTCTAATTTCCAAATACCTTTTAGCATTTTCAGGACTAGCCATAAATTTTGTTATCATACGAAATTTACCTAGTTGGCTAAGTGCTTGAAACGGTGCTGTTATTATTTTAGACCAAAGTGATCCTGCCGCAATAGCACCCTCTTTGCCAACGTCACCTAACATTTCTAAATCTTTAGCAAAATAACGCAATGCTTTTTCTTGTTCTTCGCCAAGAACACGCCTTAAAACTCCCGGCTTGTATTTTTCCAAGGCGGTTAGCATAGAACCTGAAGCTTGTCTGGATGACAGTATTTTTTCGTCTACAGAGCTTAAAATGTCTGAAACAAATATTTTCCTCATTCTGTCCAACATATCAGGCTTATTGTTAAAAAACTTCATTATAGACGCTACTTCTGAATCCATTAACTTTGGATTAGTCAAACTGTTTACGGCATCCTCAAGGCTTAAATTTGAATCTTCTAATCCCTTAATTACATTAAACCTCAACGCATTTCTTTGATCTGCTGCCGTATCCGCAACTTTTTGCAAAGAATCTAACAGATTTTTTGTGCCGCCTGCTTCGGTTGCCCGAAGTACATCTGCTGTAGTTGTTGTTTTAAGGTTAGTATTAGATATTTGAGTGGCTAAACTTTTCATTCGGTCCCAATCTTTTCCGAACAAAACTTTTCCGGTAGAACCTAAATCTTGGATTTTTTTATTAAACGCACTTCCACTAAAAGCGTCAGGATTACCATCATAGAATTTAGAATTTTTAAGAGCATCGTCTATCCATCTGCGGCCCATAGCATCTTGAACCACATTTATGTCTTTAGGACCAACTGCATCAAAAAATGTTCGCAATCTTTGAGGTGAATCTGCTTGAACAACCTTTTCAAAAAACTTGTCAGTTATTTTTTCAAGACCATTTTCAGAATCTTTTAATTGCTTTACTGATCTAATAATACCGACATTTGCCAACTCATCAAATCTTTTAAATCCGTCACGATACCCTGATATTGCTCTGTTTCTTAAAATTTCAGCTTCAGAGAACACTTGTGCTGCGCGTGTGCCACGCAAAGAAGGCGCAGAAATGTTTATATTTGCAGGGTCTAGCATTAAATCTAGCTTCTCCCGCAATCTGCGCAGCCCCTTTAATCCTTGAGTAGAAGTGGCAGGGTTGAAAAACAAGTTGTCATTAACTGTCTTTCTCAACGTAGCCATGTTTTCAAAACTTAACATGCCATCGCTAAAATCATCTGTAAATG